CCCAATAAGCTGCAGACATTTTGCCCTTAGCAATGTTCTTACCATGCCTAGCCTTAAAGGACTTACGCTTGGCTTTCATTTTATCTGACTCACCTGCCTTAGGCTTACCTGCCGTACTAGCACCCTGCTCCCCAAAGCGGATCATCTTAATTTCAGATCCTTCTTTGGCTAGTACTACATGAGATTTACTAGGATGCTTAGGAGTACGCTTAGGTTTGTTGTAGCCTGAGAATGTTTCACCCCTGTATTCTACTGACATAATTTATCCTATTCGTTGTTAAATACCCTTGAGTAATAGAGTGTTTGCTTTGACGGCTTTTCCAGCAATTACAGATGGTGCGCCAGAGCTAGAATCTGCACTTGTCGCTAATGTACCATCAATTTGAACATAGTAAGTCGAGCCAATCGCAAGACTAGATTGATTGGTAGACACGCCACCTTGTAGCATTATTGTAGCTGTCTGCCCGTTAGTATAAGCGGCTGTTGATGTGCCTAGAAAGTTTGTAGAGGTTAGGTTAAAAATTGGGTTTTTCCCGCTTGTGCCTACAACTGCAAAGCCTTTAAAAGAGTCATTAGCTGCTGTGCTTACAGTAACAAATTTTAGGGCTGTGGCGGGGTCAAATTCAATCGCTAAGTTATTAGAGTATGCAGACGTAACTGCATCTTTAGCTTGAAAAATAATGTTTGAGCCAACGATATTGCCGCTTATTATCCATTGGTAACTGGATGTACCTCTATAAGTTATGGCAAATGCTCCAGATGTGTTAGGGTCAAACGATACACGCATATCGCTAGGTTCTTGGTCACTAGAAAATGTGTAAGCTGTGCCAATAGAAACACCAGTGCCGCTTACTGTCAGTATGTAAGCTTTTCCTATACTAGAATTTTGCGTTATTATAAGAAATTGACCCGCAACATTCGGGTTGCTTTTCATGTCGTAATGATTATTTAAACTATAATCTAGTATCTGCGTTCTAGTGCCGTATGAAGTGGAACTGCCACTGATTGTCCCTACCCTAGCGTATGTGTTTCCATTGGATGCTGTGCTTGTCACTAAGTATTTATTAGCGGTAGATATGTCATACGCCACTCTTGGGTAAGTAGTAGCAGAGCCTTCAAAATTAGATTCAGAACTTACATCCGATATATTGCCACTTCCACTGATTGTCCCTACGATAGCCATGCCTAAACTGCTAGTACCAGCATCTCTAAATACTGAAACAAATTTTCCAGCTGTATTAGTATCAACTGACGTTTCTAAGTAGTGTGTATTTCCGCTATTAATTACAGCCGCAGTACCATAGCTTATAGAAGACCCACTGACTGTACCAATCCTCACCATTCCGTAATTATTATTACCACCATCCTTAAAAGTTGCAATAAACTGATTAGCAACATTAGGATTGTATTTAACATTGTTATAAGTTGAGTCACCAGCACTATATTGAACTACACTACCAAACGATAAACTGGTTCCACTAAGCGTCCCGATAAAAGCATTGCCACTACCATTAGTATTATTTCGATAACCTATAACAAATTTTCCACTCGTATTAGGGTCAAATGAAATTTCTGTATCTACTAGTGGATAATTTGTAGCTGGTGCAGGTTGCGCAGTTCCCGCAGGAATGTTTGGCGATACTGCTGCTGTTGTTATAGCGACAACCTCAACTTGCCCGTTGGATTTAAGTATTACTTTACTGCCATTCGGTAGTGTGCCAGAAGCTACAAAGTCTACTACGTTGCCCCCTGCTGGTAGGTTAGTTAGGTTAGCTGCTGATCCGTTTGGTGCAAGTACATCAGAACCTATAGCAAGACCTAACGCTGTTCTAGCTGCTCCTGCTGAACTTGAGCCAGTGCCACCCTTACCAATCTCAAGATCAGCACCAGTAAAGTTAGCATTGTTTACATCACCAGCTACTAACACATTAGTACCACTACGTTGCAGTGTTCCAGTAAAGTTAGCGTTAGCATCTAGCTTTGCTGTATCTGCATCATGTGCTTGTACAGTAGTGCCAATGTCCCCATCTACCATGATTGCAGAATTAAATGCCTGTACATCAGAACCAATAGCTAGACCAAGGGAAGTTCGTGCAGCACCTGCACTAGAGGCTCCTGTACCTCCTTTGGCAATGTCTAAGTCTGCACCAGTAAAGTTGGCGTTGGTAACATCACCATCAACCAATACTGTTCTAAGTGTCTCTACTATGTCTCTTGCTTTTGACATTATTTATATCTCCTAATTAAGCGTTTAGCGCATCAATCTCAGCCTGTAGTGCTGCAATTTGTGCTACTTTAGGATCAACCCAACCAGATACAGCACCCCATGATGTTCCGTCAAACGTGTGCTTACCGCCTTTCCATCCATCAGGAATTGTAACGCCCGTGTGGATTGTGGAATTGCTGGAGTTCATGTCACCGATAATGAAATCAGGTGTAGTGATGTTGTCTGCCGAAGCAGTAATAGTTGCATCGTCTGCAAAAGTGTAGACTGATACGTTGCCAGTGTTGTTAGTGATAGTTTGCATTATGAATTACCTTTTAATATTAATGAAGTTGAGGATACTGCTTTGCCTAAAATAACGGCAGGTGAGGTTGATACTGTTGATACTGTGCCGTTGACTTGGACGTAGTAGGTTGAGCCGATGGTTAAACTAGATTGATTGGTAGACACACCGCCCTTTGGAACAATGGTTGCTGTTTGCCCATTGGTAAATGCTGCTGTTGATGTACCTAGTAAGTTGGTTGATGTTAGGTTTGTTGTAACTACTGGAGTGCTTATTTGACCTGTTCTGGATGTTCCATACTGGTTGTTTGTATAATCTACATAGGATGCCAAAAACTGTCCTTGAGTGCTTAGTTTGGATGAAAAAGTAACACCAAAGTATAGTGAATTTCCTGAATTTATTACAGTGTCAGATCCTAAAGTTATCGTGGTGCCAGAAGTTGTACAAACACGAATAGTCCCATAATAATTATTATCACTGTCTCTATAGCCTATGACAAAACTTCCAGACGTAAGTGGGTCAAAAGCTACGGCATTGTATTGTGTATTTCCTGTGTTATATGTAGCAACTGCCCCATAACCTATAGTAGTGCCAGATATTTGTCCTATTCTAGCCCTCCCATATCGAGAACCAGAGCTATCTTGAAATGCTATTACAAATCTATTTGTTACTGTAGGGTCAAAGGATATTGCAGCCGCATCATAGCCACTATATACTGTAACAGGACTGCCATAGCTAATTGAAGTGCCCGAAATAGTACCTACGACACTTAGACCAGTTCCGCTTTTATAAGTAATAACAAACTTGTTGCTAATATTTGGAGCCATAGCTATTGCTATGCCTTCCGTACCACCTGACGAGAAAGCAGTTTCATTAGTAAAACTTATGGATGTACCAGATACAGTACCAAGCCTAGACCTTCCGTTGTAAGGAGAACCTGCTTGATACCTATAAGCAATCACGCATTGATTACTTGTATTTGGATTAAATGCAACAGAACAAAAATTAGCGTAACCTGATAGAAAAGTTACCTCTGTTCCAAAACTTACACTAAATCCCGAAATGGTTCCAACTACACATCTACCATATCCATTCGAGCTCTCGTCTTGATAAGCTATTACACATTTACCTGTTGTAGCATCACAATCCAGCCCTATCTCTCCTGTAGTGCCTGCGTTAAACACTACGGGTGTACCAAAATTTATTTGAGTGCCTGATATTGTTGCAACAATAGCTGTGCCATAGTTTGAATTTCCTTTATCTCTGTATGCAATAATAAATTTGTTATCAGAAACATGTGCTTGACAAACAAAACTAACTTGAGCACTTTCAAATACAAGCTCGGATGATACGGGTATGTTTTCAGAAATAGTAGTCGTAGTCTCAGCTACAGCCTCTACCTGCCCGTTAGCTTTTAAAATAACAGCCTTGCCATTAGGCAGCGTACCACTAGCTACTGCTTCAAACTCTTTAGCTGAACCTCCCGCTGGAAGTAGCTCACTTAAATTACTCATGAGTTAAACTCCAAGTTAATTGAGGTGGACGAAAGTGCCTTACCTATGCGTACTGCTGGTGAGGTTGTTGTTGTTGATAATGTCCCATCTCCCTGAACGTAATACACAGAGTTAGGCACGATAGCTGCAAGAGTGTTTGCTGTGCCACCCATACCGCTGTGGTTAGTACAATAGTAGTAAAGCGTAGGCGCACTAGCAGCTACAACTATTTGAGTGTATGCACCAGCATTTCCAGGAGTACCTGATGTAGTAACGCCAGTCGTGTATTCAGAGCCACTAGCATGACTTCCGTTAGACGTAGTTGAGAACCTAAATGGGTGGTTACTATTGCTAGACGCTGATTGATCAAACTTGTAAGTGAATCCTTCTCTCAAGTTCAATGTATATTGTAGAACACCATTGATGTAATAACGATTACCTGAACCTGGGTTAGCTACTGTTACTGCAAAAGTACCGCCAGCAAGTTCAGTCTTTAGTCCACCTTTGATGGTTACCTTACCTGCTGCACCTGATGCAACGGCAGCGTCTGATATACCTAAGAAGTTGGTTGAGGTTAGGTTTGTTACTTGGACTGCTGTTTGACCTACGGCACTTGTACCATAGTCGGAGTTTCCTGCATCCTCGTAGGTTGTTACAAACTTTCCTGATGTATTCGGGTCAAACTTTGAGTAAACATAACTACCCATATTTGAATTTACAATCAAAGTTGGAGAGCCGAAGGAAGGTGTAGTTCCTGACACTGTACACACTACTGTTTTAGCGTAATTACTGTTTGCACCATCACTATAGTTAACTATAAAGTTACCAGTATTGAGTGGGTCAGCAGCAATTGTCATATAATAAGTTAAGCTATTTTTCCAATTGACAGCAGACGCAAAACTTATTGAAGTACCTGATATTGTCCCTACTATAGCTTTAGCATATCCATCTGTATAATAGACAGATAAAGTTTTACCTGTAATATTGTCAATGGCAGTAGCTAAATGTGTATTATTATTTTCTGATGAAAAAACAACCTCAGTTCCAAATGATGGTGTAGTGCCTGACACAGTACCTACCCTTGCTCGTAAAGTTCCTCTATTGTATGTAACAGCTAATTTACCAGCGTTAAGTGGGTCGTAACATACACTATGAGTTGTACTAGAATCGGTATTAAAGATAACAGGTGATCCAAAACTCACGCTAGTTCCTGAACGTGTACCTATAATCATAGTTCCTCTATCACTATTGCCAATGTCCAAATAGGCAATCGCAAACTTTCCTGATGTATTAGGGTCAAAAGACATAGAAATGCTGTTAACATCTGCTGATTCAAATGTAACCGCAGTACCAAAGCTCACGCTAGTTCCTGATACTGTACCAACAATAGCCCGACCCACACTATTAGATTCATCTCGATAAGCAATAATAAACTTACCTGCTGTATTAGGGTCAAACTCTATGTCTGATAAACCCATTGCGCCTGAGTAAAAAACAGTCTCAGAGCCAAATGATATGGTAGTGCCTGACACACTTGCTACTAATGCAGTAGAGTAAGAGCTATTACCAATATCCTTAAAGACAACAACAAACTTTCCTGCCGTATTAGGGTCAAACGCAATAATAGGGTTTCTGGCCCTAGAGCCTGTGTTAAAAACGTACTCACTTCCTGCTGGTATGCTTTGAGATACAGAGGATATGCCCACAGCCTCTACCTGCCCATTAGACTTCAACACAACAGCTTGACCATTGGGTAAAATGCCATTAGCCACAAATTTTACATTCTTACCGCCACCACCTGCTGGAAGTAGCTCACTTAAATTACTCACGGCAAGTCCCTCATGTTTATTGTAGTTGCGCTAATAGCTGTGCCTAGCTTCTGACCGCCCGTAGCTGTGGTGATTGTTCCGTTAGTCTGAGCGTAGTAGTCAGTACCTATGGTAAGGCTTGTCTGCGATTCGTTAATACCGCCCCAAGTGTTTATCTTAGCTGTTGCGCCAGATGATGCTGCTCCTGCGGCTATGCCTATGAGGTTGGTGGAGGTTAGGTTTGTTAAGGAAGTACCAATTTGACCTAATCTGGCTGTTGCGTAGTTTGAGTTGGCGGTATCTCTATAGGTTACTACAAACTTACCGGGAGCCGCTGCATTAGAGTCAAAGGAAACTGAAAAGAATTCGCTATCCCCTGCATTAATTTGAATTGAACTACCAAAACTTATACTGTTACCAGAAAGTGTCCCAACTGAAACATGAGCATAAGCCGTACCCCCTATTTGATACGCCACCACAAACTTACCTGTGGTGTTGGGATCAAAAGCAAAAGATTCGTAGGATGCTGCTGCTGAATAAAACACAACTTCACTTCCAAAACTAATACTTGTTCCAGATGTAGTGCCTAAAATTGCTGTTCCGTAATTATTATTACTCGCATCTCTATAGGTTACTAAACATTTATTAGCTTGACTTGGATCAAAAGCTACGGAACTATAGTAAGTGGTACCTGAATTAAATACTGCTGCGGTTCCAAAACTTATTGAGGTTCCAGAGACAGTGCCAACTCTAGCTGTGCCGTAGTTATTTCCAGAAGAAAGTGTATAAGTAATTACACATTTATTAGCTGTTTTCTGGTCAAAAGCTACATCAACATAGTTAACTTCTGCGGTATTAAACACAACCTCAGAGCCAAAACTAATATCATTAGTGCTAGACAAAGTGCCTACACAGGCTGTGCCGTAAGATGAATTACCTACATCTCTATAGGCTACAACAAATTTATTCTCTGTATTAGGATCAAAGGCTACACGATTTACATAGCTAGTTCCTGTGTTATAAACATACTTACTTCCAAAGCTAATAGAAGCTCCTGATATGTTTCCCGCTCTTGCGTAGCCACGGTTTGAATTTGTGCCATCTGAAAATACTACCACAAACTTCCCTGCTGTGTTTGGGTCAAAGGCTAAATCTAAATAGCCCGTAGTGCCATCGTTAAATATAATACCGCTACTCATACTTATTGATGTACCTGAAACTGTGCCTATTGAAATGTACCCTTTTCCTGAATATATAAAACCTACTACAAATTTATTTGGTGTGTTAGGATCAAAAGCTGTGTGAGTTTCTTCAGGGTTAGATGTGGAAAAAACTACTTCAGAACTAGATGGAATACTTTGTGAAATTGATGTTTCAGTTATAACCTCAATCTGTCCGTTGGATTTTAAAACAACGGGCTTACCATTAGGCAGAGTACCAGAAGCTACAAACTCAACTTGGTTCTGCCCTCCACCACTTGGTAGTAACTCTGATAAATTGCTCATTAAATGCTCCAGCCTATTGTGCTGTTAACATACGTCATTACAATCTGAGCAAAGTTCTTATCGAACACAAGGTCAGTACCAGAACTAGCAATGTTTGAGCCGTTACGAGCGACTGTGAATGTTGTTGTAGCTGCCGCACCTGTCCCGTCTTTAACAATGACATAGTTGCCAGCAGATGGGCTTGCAGGTAGTGTGATGGTGATGCCTCCAGCAGATGCAATGTGATAGCTTGCGTTAGTCGCTGTGACGTTTGTGCCTGTGACTGTGGGCGATGGGTGTTTGTTGGCATTAAAAGTTTCAATATCAGAACCAATAGCAAGACCTAGTGCTGTCCTAGCTGCTCCTGCCGATGATGCGCCTGTTCCACCTTTGGCAATCTCAAGATCAGCACCAGTGAAATTGGCGTTAGTAACATCACCTTCTTTTAATAGAGCATGACCGCCAGCAGTAGATCCATCGTGAACAACAAGTGTGTCTTTGGTTGTGTCAACAGTGACCTCGCGTACTGCCCCTGTAAAAGACCCATGTTCGGAAGTCGTACCGCCACGAAGTTGTAATAATTTGCTCATGAAAGACCTCCAAAGTCCATCTGTAGATTAGAACCTGAGATGGTTCCTATGTTAGTCATGTTGTTATTCTGTCCGTCTAAAGCCGCCGCTAACTGAGGTGATGAATCAGCAGCAACACTTGTAATTCCTGATACAATTCCGCTAAACGCACTGCCCGTATAATATTTTAAAATATTAGCGGTGCTGTCGTACCACAGATCACCAGAGCTAGGGCCAGCAGGGGCAGATGATGATATTTTATATTCATTGGCATATCGGTTAACGTCTGCAATTGAGCCAGCAACAGTGTTTACATTAGCTATACCAGAGCCGACAGCATTAACATTTGCTATTCCTGCACCAACTGTGTTGACGTTAGCTATCGCCCCGCCAACCGTGTTTACATTTGCAATCGCATTACCTACAACAGATATTTTATTACCTACGCTAGTAGTATTTGATGTGGCTATAGAACCTAAGTCTTCAGTAGCCGTAAGCTCTCCACCAACAATATTGATTAAAGCTTGATCAGCAGCGCTTGGGGCTATCCCCACCCAAGCAGAGCCATTATAGACTTTCATAAAATTGCTAGATGTACTCCAATACATAGCACCTGTTAGTAAAGAACCTCCATCATTATCTACACTAGGGTTAGAACTCTTTGACCCAAGAAAACGATCATCGAAGGAGTCGTAACTAGCGGCTGCATTGTTAGCACTTGTAGATGCACCAGAGGCGCTATTAGCAGATGCGGTTGCAGAGTTTGCTGAAGCGGTTGCAGAGTTTGCTGAAGCGGTTGCAGAGTTGGAAGCGTTAGTAGCTTGAGTGCTGGCGGTGCTTGCGCTTGCGCTTGCTTGATTGGCTTTTGTAGTTGCTGTTGACGCGCTAGACGCTGCCGCTGTTGCTGAGTTAGCTCCTGCGGTTGCTGAGTTACTAGAATTGGTAGCTTGAGTAGAAGCTGTAGACGCTGAATTGGAACTGGCGGTAGCAGAGTTAGCTCCTGCGGTTGCTGAGTTG